CAATCTCTATTTTATTTTTTATCTTTTGGGTATTCATTGAATTTCTCCTTTTTCTATATCGTCAAGTTTACTATATTATAATTTCTTTGTCAAGCGCTATTTTGTTTTTTTTAAAATGATTTATTAAAGTACCCTCGACAGGATTCGAACCTGTGACCCTCGGCTTAGAAGGCCGATGCTCTATCCGGCTGAGCTACGAGGGCGTCGTAGGTCATGCGTTCTTTACGATCTTGTCAACGAGACCATAGTCTACGGCAGCTTGAGCTTCCATAATATAATCACGATCTGTGTCCACTTTAATTTTCTCTAAGTCTTGCCCTGTTGCTTCGGACATGATCTCGTTCAGACGCATCTTCATTCTTAGAATTTCGTTTGCGTGAATCTCAATGTCGCTTGCCTGACCAGAGGTGCCTCCCAAGGGTTGGTGAATAAGGACGCGGGCGTTGGGGAGGATGCTCCTCTTGCCCTTCGCACCTGAACAAAGGAGCAGTGCTCCCATTGATGCAGCTTGTCCAATACAGGTTGTGGCGACATCTGCCTTAACATAGTTCATTGTGTCCAAGATTCCCAGGCCAGCGGTCACTGAGCCGCCTGGGGAATTAATATAAAGTAAAATATCTTTCTCTGGTTCTTGGTCAAGAAAGAGCAGTTGGGCGATGATAGAGTTGGCAACATGGTTATCAACTGGTGTGCCCAGGAAAACAATTCGATCTTTCAATAGGCGAGAATAAATATCATAAGCTCTCTCGCCTTGTGAAGTCTGTTCAATAACTGTTGGTGGATAATATCCCATAATTTTAATTCCTTTATTTACTTTTGTGTTCTCGGACAAGTCTCTTACAAGTTGTAAAAAGATCTGACCAATTGGAGGCGGCAACGCCACATTCAATCATCATTTTCTGCACACCAGTTTTGTTAAATTCTGGCTCAAATTCTTTTATTGTTTCGTTGATGAGGGTTTTACCCTGAATACTTATTAGGGGCGAATACAGTTGCATTAGTTTGTAATTATTGACTATTTTTGACTTGTGTTCAACTATGTTTCTGTGTGCTTTGAGTGGCTTCTCGACGGCAGCGCAGAAATCAACAACCTCATCAATTGTATATGCCTTCTCTTCTGCAAGAAATGACAATCTCTTTGCTATTGTTGGCATCCCAACTGCCGGGACTCCTTCAAGATTGTCAGACTTGTCTCCTGCAATGGCTCTTGCCAGTGCAAAGTTTGTTGGATGAATCCCATAGTTCTCAAGGATACGATACTTGTTCGCAATCTCTGGGGCGAGCCCGGTTTTGTGCGGTGGTCGATATATAATTGTCTTGTTGTCACACAACTGATAAAAATCTTTATCTGCTGAGAAGATGACCTTCTGCCAATTGACGTATGTTGGGTGTTGAACAATGAACGATATGATGTCGTCTGCTTCAACACTGTCCAGCAGCAATTGAACCGTTGGCATCTCATTAAGAATTTGAACGAGGAGTTGCTGTTGCCAAATTTTATTCTTTAGACTCTCCTCGACCGTCAAAGTATTGACATCTCCTCGGTTAAAGCGAATTGGATTGCGTCCTTCTTTGTAGTTTTTGTTGAGAGCTTTTCTTTTGTTTGAGCCTCCTGCTCCGTCCCAACAGATGACGATTCCATCTGGCTTTGTTTCTCGAACAACCTTTTGAAGAATCTTAAGAAAACCCACAGTTCCTCCAATGGGTTTGCCATTGGTTGAGAGACTTGGGTTTACAATCCAGGCCCTCGTGAACATATTCAATGCATCGACAACGAGAAGTCTATTCATATGTCTTAACAACCATCCTCATTTATCTCTCGGCGCTGTTGCTTGATCTTTCGAAGCCATCTTTTCAAAAGCTTGTAGTGTGTTGGAACCTGATTACATCTATAGTTATTTTTTTTGTTCACTGGTGCTCCGCGAGTTGTCTGCACCCATGCCGAAACCCACATTCTTTCAACTGAATGTCGTTGGCATCGCTTGTATCGTTTATTCTTTTTATAATGATACACGATGCGTTCGAGCCAAACTTGGGCGCTTGCGACGGGGTCAGTGCGGTTGACACCATATGAGTCAATCCACCATGGCCATAGCTGCAAAACCCCTATGGCCATTGCAACGCGCTTTCCTTTGCGGATTCGCCAGTCCCCTTTTGCAAGCGGATTATAACGGCTCTCGCGACATGCCGCTGCAAGGAGAAAACCTCGCAAAGACTCGGGAACCTCTGGGTGATTCTTAAAGAAGGTGCGCTCAACTTCCATAAGCTGTTGTACCACTTCGAGACGCTCATCGGTAGCTGAACCTTTTAGGCACCCGTAGGCGACCTGTTCATATACTTCAAAGTACGTTTGCGTGGGCGATATTGTAGCCATCAATGGCATTATTGCTGCAATTAAAATCTGCATTAGAACTCCTTTTATCTGTAGCGTCGGCGAATAACTCTGCGCCGCAATTTTCCTTGACTATTATAATGTCTCGTTACCGTTCTTCGAACGACGCGAGCCTTACGAGGCTGAGCCTTGCGAGACTGGTATCGTTTGTAGCGCTTGTAGCGTTGGCTACGGTGGTGACTACGGTGTCGATAGGATCGATGATGTCGACGAGGGCTGTGATATTGATAAGAGTAGTGACGATAAGTGGGCGCTCTATAAGTATAGACCGACGCTGGTGCGTGGTCCGCATAGGCACGGTCGTGTGGTACAATCACCTCATCATCGTAGTATGCGTGGTGATAACACCCTGAAGTTATAAAGACTAGACTGCCTGCAATCATATATAAGATACACATTTTTAAATTGTTTTCCTTTTTAAACTTATTCACTTGCAACTCCCGTGCCAAAATTGACAACATTTTTATTAAATTTAAAATTACAACCCTGCCATCCTGCACGACGTGCATTTTCGCTTAAGGGTTTTCTTGGGATAACATTATCTTTTGTAATGTTTTCTTTCAAAACCGTCCCAACTCTCTTAACTTCCTCTGAATCCTTATCATATTCGACAAGGATTAGGTTCCATTTCTTTTCCTTTTCAAGAGAGGCAACAGTGGTAGCGTATTCTGCTCCAATAAAGCCAACGCTTCCATCGCGCTTCTCAAAAGATTTCTTGTGGGCCTTTGCCTGGAAGAGTTCATCGCAGCTAGAACACTGGTGGTCGACGGACTTTTCGTTTGCTGTAAGTTTTTTTAATTCTCCCTCGCTACAAACTGGGCATCCATAATGCTCAGCAATCCAGAACTCACAGGCTTCCCCGTAAATTCTTGATTCTGTTTTCCAGTGTGAAGGGATCTTGTTAAGAGAACCTTTTAAAGACTTGTTCATTTTTGCACCTCACTCAATAATGTTAACTGATGTGTGTAATATATCCATGGAGTATTATCTTGGATACAATGAATAACAACTTCATCTGTGGTGGGGAGTGCTCGTATAACTACTGCAAGCTCGCCGCTTATGCCATCTTGATTGTCGTTTATTTTCACCAAGTCTCCAACTTTCATATAAGTAGTATACTTCTTCTTTCTAAAAAAGTCAAGAAGTTTTTTCATCATCAGCGTCATAAAAGTTTTCGGCATCTCCAGTTCGCTCATGGAACTTGAGAACGATCTCTTCATCCATTATGTCAAGGATGCGTTGGCGAAATTTTGGAATCTGTAATTTTTCTACCCAGCCTGAAGACTGAAACTTTTCTTCTGTGCCGTCAGCATATGTCAACGTCCACCAAGCTCCAGTCTTGACGTAGGGTGAAGATTTAATAGCTTCAAGCCACGACTCTTCATCCATCACTCCAACTTCTTCTCCCCAAAGAATCTTAAAGAAACAGTTTCTTCCTTGTGTTCCGAAGCGACTCTTCTCAAGTTTTACTTTTACCTCTGAGCCAATTCTATATCCTTTGTCATCCAAGACGAATGAGGCTTTGGCCTTTCTTCCTGTAAGCCAAATTCGCAATGAATAGGTATAGATTAAAGCTTTGCCTCCAGGGGTAACATACGGTGTTGTCATTGCCTCTGCTGGTGAGCGGGTGATATTTGTTTTTAATTGATTTAAGACCAAAAGTGTTGATTGTGAATTAGCAATTGGAACAGTTAACTTTGACATTCCCTTTGCCAAGATGCGCGGCTTCATTGCCATCGAAGACTGAGGGTTGAAATCTCCCTCGATGTCTGAGACAGATGGAGTCAACGCCAGAGAGTCCCAAATGAATAACATTCTATTATCATTTGAACCTAGCAGTTCTTCAATTGTCTCCAAGACAAATTCAACAGATGTCGCTTGAACATATAAAACATTGTCAACTTCACACCCTGCCTTTTCCAAAAAGCTTGGATCGATTGCTGACTCTGAATCAAAATAAACAACATCGATGCCCATTTTCTGGGCGTTGGCTGCAACTTGTGCGGCCATGTAACTCTTTCCGGTTGATTCTAGACCGGCGATTTCTGTGACCTTTCCTACTGGAACTCCTGCGACCTGCCCTCTGCATATAATTGAGTCAAGCCAACGTGAGCCTGTGGGAATCCACTCTTTGACGATTGTTGGGCTGCTCTCATTAAGATTGTGAGCAACGTTCATTCCCGCCTTTTTATTGACAAGCTTGCGCATGTCTGCAATTGAAAGCTTACCTGCTTTCTCGTTTTTTAAAGCCATTGTTTCTCCATTGTTAAAAAAGAAGGGGGCCGAAGCCCCCTTCACAACTAGCACAACTTACGCATTTGCTGAAAGCAATTCGTCGAAGCCTTCTTCAACTGAATTTACTTCTTCTGAAGAGGAGGGGGTCTCGTTAGAGTCTTTACCATAACGAGTCGTTTCAGAAGAAGCTGTTTCGGCGCTGTCTTCGTCTAGAAGATACTCATCCAGCATCGATTGAACTTCCGATACTGTCTTGCGCTCAAAGAGGCCATCAAAATCCGGAATGTTTTCAAGCAGTTCCGCACATTGTGTGGCATCCATATCCTCGCAAAGCGGGGAGCTTCGACGGCGGGGGGTTAATTTTGTCTGAGGAAATGATGCACCTGCTGGTTTTCCATATGATAAAAGAAGGTCTGTTCCTTCATCAACATCTGTAATGTCACCATATTCAGGATTCAAGACAAGTGCGAGCAAACTTTCATAAGCCAACTTGCCATATCCCCATACGCGAACTCCATCTGCCTCTTCGCCTCGGACCAAAACCGGGGAAAAGAAACGCTGGCGAGCAAAAAACTTCTTTGCTTCCTTGATGCTCTCGGGTGTCTTCTCATTGTAAAGTTTTGTTGCGAAATTACAGACGGGACAATCGTCCCCGAAATTACGCTTCGGACAAAGAAACCCAGAGTTCGAACCCACGTTATAGTGGAAGTGGAAATCTTTAAAA